CCCGCACGGGGCGAGACAGGTCGGACACTCCTGTCTCCTTCTCGCGGCACTCACGAGAACGCAACTCAGTACCACCTTCTTGGCTACCATCGCTAGTGCCAGCCCCAGACCGAAATCCAGGGTTGGCCTTTGCGTATTCCAGCATCTTCACGCGCCATTCCTTTTCTTCATGCTCCTGCGTCGGCAGCCCCATCGCCACTCGGTCTTGAGCGGAAATTAGAACTGGCGGGGGGGGAGGCATTCCGAACCCAACGGTGGGCAGGACTGGTTTGTAAAGCATAACGTCATAAGTGATCCATAGCTGTCCGCACACGAATCCGTCGTTGGCAACCGGCCCACCCGAAGAGGCGAACTGGAAGACACCAAAGTCGAACAAGTGGGGGTCTCGCACTTCGTAGGAAGGGCCGCCAGGATCCTTGATGTCTTGGGGGACGACACCAGGGTTCCTGACGAAATACAGTTGATACGGCGATTCCGCGTTTTCACACTCCACGGCGTGCATCAGGCTCGTAGCAGGAACTCCAGAACAGGAGAAGTACGAGTTGAGCATCGACGCTTGGGTTGCAAAAACGGGTTGCGTGACATTGTATTGAGTAGCCATCATCACCTGGCCTAGGGCCGGAGACGGTGCTGAGAATGTACCAGAGGTTGTAACAAATTCGAAAACCACACCCAAGAACTTGTATTGCTGGTATAACCGAGCAATAGGCGCCATCCAAGGGAAGGTTTTCGCATCGCCTGGTTGGAGGCGAAACGGGGATAAGCTAAAAGCCGATGTGGTCGAGACGTTGGTCAAATACTCACGGTGACGGATACGCGTCGCACCACGGTCATCACTCATCCTAGGCACCGTCGGTGTAAGGGAGGGATGGACAACGGTGTTCGCAGTAAGGTCATAAGGCAGATCACCAGCAGACAACTGATAATCCCCATGACCCGTGAGCGTGTCGAAAATCTTGCCAGCGGCGCCGCCCAAAAAGTGTTTATCTGCCATTCGTAAACCCATTTCGCCGAGTCCGGCGAGTAGTTTACCTCCTGGCCGCTGGAAAAACGGCTGTTTGGTCGGCGCTGCGGCCTTTTTCTTGACTTGACCAGTCGACTTGACCGGCTTCTTGTTACCCTTCTTTTTCGCTGGCATGCTGCTTAGCTTGTCGCGGACTTAGATTCGATTTGTTTAAACGCCTGGTACGGCATTAAAAAGTGTTACTTCTTTTGAAGACAAGGGTGCAGCCATGTCTGAGTTACTAACCCGAGATTTGACCCCGGGTGAAACAGTTAAGGGGGCGCATTCAAAGCGCTCTCATCACATCATTCTTTAGTTGTTTTTTATTTGTTTTTGTTTTTGTTTGTATAAAAAGAATGAACCCTGTGACCATCGTCTCCCCCCGCAGGCCCCCAACTTTATGAGGACCGAGCTTGCGCAAACGCGTGCGCCATTTTGGACAGCAAAGGGTGCGACACAAAAGTCGAAACACACCCACCAGCCAGACAAGCCGATGCGATGTACTCCTCCAGATGCACCACTTCCACCAATTGCAATCCATAGACATCAAGCATGAATTTGCCAACGTTCTGGCTCAGTTCAAACTTTACGTCCTCCACCTGTTTTGATTTGTGTTCCTCTTCCGTATAAATTGGTGTGAGATCACCAAAGTTTTTCAAAACGAAATTAGCGAGAACACGCAGCACTGGCAAGTGGCTCCAGTGTGCGTTAGAAAGTACCATGCCCAGAACTATGGCTTTTGCGTCATCCTTCGACATAGATGGCTTGCTCCAATTGAAACAAGCCCCCGATCTAGCGAAAAACCGACTAACCTCCGGAGCCAAGATGAACGTCTCGACGCCTCCAGTGATTATCGGCCAGAATAACGCAGAGCAAAAGCTCGGCACTAAGGACAGTACAGGTTCAGGATTTAAGCCCATGACTCTGACCCGGCGAATCGCCTCCGCAAACATCGGCTTCACCGTTTCACGGGTAAAACCTTTGACTGCTAAAAGCGTGTCATCTCCGAGTACTAGCATCTTGACCTGTTGCCCATGCAGCATAAGGGTCAGGAGAGTTCCATACACTCCTGTAACACTGACTTCCGTATTTTGTTGGAAGGTGCCGCCCTGACCTGAACAATTGCCGTCTTCGTACACAAAATGGCCATCATTTAGCCGAACTTTGCGACGCCTCAGGCGCTTGATCATGTCATCGCGGGTAGAAGTTGTGGTTGGACGCTTACAACTTCTAACACCGGCATGAATCATGTCAAAAACCTGGCGCAACAACCACGTGCACCAAGCATTCTGACTTGTGTCAAAACCGGCCATGTCCAGCTCTGCAAACAATGTGAACC